GCAGGTGGGATCTGCAGTGCAGCACCATCACCAGCCATCATTTCATTTACAGTAGGTTTAGTTCCTTCAGACATTCTTGATCAACTTCGTTGTTTAATGATTCAGGTAGTCGGTTAAGTACAAGCATGAATGCTTTTAGTGCCGACCAATGTGTCGCCTCTATCTTATAAAAGAGTAGAGGCGTGGCGGCGTCATCAAATACATTATACATCACAATGATATGATTTAATATAAGATGAGTTTTCAATTCACCATGAGTTTCATAGCGACGAAACAACCTTTTGATGTACTTAATCTTATTTAGATCTTTCTTGAAGTCATCAAAGGTAACCGAATTCGGATTATTATAATGTTTAATAGCAAACATCACCCAGTTGTCTGGGGTCAACTCATCAAATAGCATTTACTCATCAAGCAACGGTGAGCAGAGCAGCATCGGAAGTGACATCAGCACCACCAGCAACAGAGATGACTACGCGATACTGGTAACCATCGAGTCCAGTTGAATCGGAGATAGCAAGGGCTGCATCAGTTGTGCCACCATAGACACCTGCTTCAGCAAGAGCAACAAATCCTGAACCCTGATCTTCTTCCCACTGGAAGGACAGAACACCACCTGCAGGACGTGATACTGCAGCGACCACGAAGGCAGCAGGATCACCAGTAGTTACGGTAGCAGGCTGTGGTTGGTCATCAATAGTGATACCGAAGTCTGCTGCGATAGCGTCGTCTGCCTGGGTCTCGTTAGCGTTGGTATCAGGACCAGCAATCGTTACCAGCATCTCTGCCTTGTGACGAACATTTCCTTCGCCGTCAGTGTAGGTGAAGTAAGACCACCAACCAGGAGCATTGATGCCACGGGCCTTGTTCTCTGCAAGTGCAGCTTCTTGGTTGTCAACAAAGACAATAGTTTTTGCTTGTGACGATGCTGCAACTCCACGACCAGCTTTGGTCACATTAGCAGCACTGTCTGTTTTTCCGTATAAGGACATGGTTTTACAGCGCGTTCGTTTTACCTAGTATATATTTATAAAAAATGGGAGAGGCGTACCTCTCCCACTAAATTCATTCACCTTCTGCTGCTTCAGGTGATGGTTCACCAGCAGGGTTCTCTTCTCTTGCTTTAATAGCGGCGGCGACAACTTCTAGAAGTTTGTCATCCATATCTGTCTTCGTGAGCTTGACTGCTTTGGCAAGAATGACCAAGCAAATGTCAATTAGTTTCTCACCTAGTTCTTCGTTATCGGGGATATTAGATACTGCATCAGTAATAATTTTTGATGCAAGTGGAAGTAGGAATGCAAGCATGATTTTAGGGCATAGTATACCCTATTATTTATTCTTGTTCTTGTGCTTCCACGCAGTAGCGTATGCAATGCCCTCTTTTTCTTTAGGATAGTTCTTTTTTATATGTTTAACCATCCTCTCGTACTTTTTTCCAGGGGGTGCTACCTCCTGGATCGCCTCTTCTTTCATACGTTGTTTCTCAAGAGTCTTGAGAACGTATTTCTTGTGCTTTTTCTTGGCGGTAGCGTCTTCCGCTCCGTCTTCGATGTCAGGCATCACTTCGACGGAAGCGGCCTTCACTTTTTTTCTTCTTCGATCTCCTTACGAATCTCTGCCTGCTCCTTCATCTTCTTCTTGGTGTTGATGATCTTGGAGACTTTCTTACGGCGAGCAAGTAGATACTTGTCAGACTTGTCATGGTCACCATCGTTGTCGATGTCCTTGTCTTCCTTGCCTACGGGATCAAGTTTTTTCTCACCAAGAACTTCTCTGTTCTTGTCATCGTTCACAACGTGCTCATGAACCTCGCTGATCATGATCTCAAGTTCTTCTACAGGAACATTATGGAGAATGGTGGTCTCTCTCATAATATCGTAGTGAGTTACGGTGCCGTCCTCAAGCATGGTGTGCTCACCAGGGACGACAGTGTACTCAAGACCTTCTTTCTTTACCTTCTTTGCACAGTTGTGCTTCTTAACCATCTTACCAGACTTGGGGTCCTTCTCAAAATACTCAAGCATGTTACCTTCTGGTTCATAACCTGCCTTGACACAGTTATCAACACGCTTGCCACCCTTCATCTTGGTGCCCATCTGCTTATAACCTTTCCAGCAAGCCTTGCCGTCAAGTCCTTTCTTCTTCTCCATGATGTAGGTGTCACCATTGAGTTCAAACTCAACAGTTTCCTTCTTCATGTGATATCCGTCTCCACCACAGTGGGAACAACCTTTTCCACCACACTCGGGGCATTTTTTCTTCTTACCATACTCCTCACGGGCAACCACCTTCGTGGTGTCTTTAATCTCTGATCCGTGAGACTGTTTGACACCTGCACCGACACGTAGATCGGTAGCAGGATCAGGAGCACCCGAACCTTCCTTGGGATCTTTCGTAGAGAAATCATCTTCTTTCTTCTCCTTACCTGACAGGTCGGGGATTGAAGTCGAAGCATCAGCACCACCAGCAGGGCCAGGCGCACCTAGTTCTTTCTTCTCTGGAGCGGGGATGGCAGTAGTCTCTTCAATGGTGGACTGTTGGAATCCATCTCCACCCATCCACTTACCATATGCTTCGATTAGTGCCTGTGAATAGGCATCATTATGTTTTACACTATTGACTGGTTTTTGTCTTTCCATTGTTGAAAATACTACTTTTCCTTTCTTTATTTATAGCGTCTGTCACGTTGACGTGTCGCACATCTTTAATCCATGCGCGGAACATATCTCCAGACTCGGTGATTGCGATGACATAATTGACACCAGAACGATGAATAGTGCCTTTCTCACCAGTAACAGACGACATGATTACATCACCCTCCATAAAGACATCACTGTGTCGATGTTGCTGACGTAGTGCTTCTTCGCGTAGTCTCTTAAAGTTTTTCATTTATAGTTGTCGGGCAAATTACTCTTGATCTCTGCCATAAGTGCTCTACAATCCTTCTCCGATAACGCTCTAGGTATACCCTGACGAAATGTTTTGAAGTCGTTAGCTGCAGCTGCACGTCTCATTTTAGTACCCGAAATAGCAAAAGTGTCCCCGTCAGCATCTCTGCTGCCCGAAGACTCAATGCGGATACTTCTAAAGGAGTAATCCTTACCATTATATTTATGAAGGAACTGCATGGCATTGACTCTATCAGAACCCACCAGGAATACTACATCATCATACCCAGCAAGCATGAGTTCTTGTAGGATTGCAACAGGTTGTTTAGGTCCCGAAAATATCTTACCACGATGTTGAGGAAACATCAAGTTCATGTAATGCAGTTTGCGATCAGGAGGTAAAGGGTTGTTACCTTTGGCATCAACAGACTGTGAGATATAGATGCGATAGTCATGCTGACCCGCAGCACGTTTCACACCATTGAAGTTATCTTCATGTCCTGTTGTAGGTGGTTGGAACCTACCAAATGTGAAGTAACATACCTTTCCTTCTAACGCCATTTCTTCTCGATAGTAAAATTATTGTACGCGAACTCAAGACGGTTAACAAACTTGATCATACTACCGTCTTTATGCATAACATATCCTTCAGGACTGGTTACCTTATAACCGTTGTCTGTCTGGACAAATGTCTTGAAAGTTTCAAGGTGATCTAACTTATCTATAACCATTTGTTTGATAGCCTGCAACTCTTTGTAGAGTGCAATCATCGCCTTGAAACTGTATACGTTATCTAGTAGGAAATTTTCACTCTTATATACCAAGTTTCTCTTCTTTGTGAGGGTAGCAACTGTCTTGACCTTGGACAGTTCCTTCGACATCTTGGCGTGATAGAAGTTTACCAGTTCATTTATTGTCTCATCCACGTTGGAGATTGCCCTCGCATTTTTAATTTCAGAATTAAAGAACTGTTTGAGGGATGAGGATATGTGGAGTTTTTTCTCTCCTGAATTGCCAAAATTGTCCACCAACTGATCCAGGAAAGGACCAGCAAGAATACACATGCGCTCAATCTTCTGAACATGGTTGTCGAATGTACGGAGTTCTGCTGTAGAAAATCCCACTCTGTCCATAGGTGTATCGTTTTTGACAACCAATACGTTACTATTGCCAGTTACGTTTGCACCTGCCATGGCCTGCATATTTTCTAACGCAGTTCCAGTGTAGTGAGTGTGAAATACCACCCCAATTTTAGCGGAGTTTGCCGCTTTGCCAATGGGATGATCAACTGGTATACCATATGTAATAGTATTTGGACGGAATGTATAGAGTTCCTCACCGTCTACATTTTCTTTCCTCAAATCTGTGGTAAACAGTAGGTCTCCCTGCACCACACCTTTGATACCCAGTTGACTAAAATATTTTAGAGCAAACTTTAGTTTCTCTGCTAGATCTCCTTGATACCACCCGTCAATACTCTCTTCGGTAAAGCAGATTTTTGGTTCTGTCTTGTTAAAAACTGACTTTGTTCCTACAAAGAACATCTCTGTCAATGGTTCCACACCACAAACAACTGAAGGAGCACCGTCCCACTTGGTCTGCATGAAGCCACTGCTCTCTTGCTTGCCCAGCATCTTGCGAAGTTCTTTCAAAAATGAAACCGCTGCCTTACACCCATCGGTGCCATAGTTCAGCATCTCATCTTCCAAATGTTCTAGGTGTTTGAGTTGTTTAATGTTTGACATTATGCCAGCAGATAATTTACTGTTCCTTGACTAGCATCAATGTTGCTGGTAGATGCCTTTGAACCAGAAAAACTCAAGTTCATCTGTGCAGCTTTACTCATCCTGAAGTACACTTGACCCTTCAAGAACTTACTATCATCCAAGTTTGCTTGGTAGAAGTCCTTTCCAGCGATCAATCTCTTTGCTTCGTTTAGAGATGTGGCGTCGTTATTTAATCTGTCCGCGATACCCCTTGACAGGATAGCAGTAAGTGATTTACCACCCTTTTTACCGTTAGTGATTAGCACTTGAGCTGATGACTCTGTACCATCACCACCAGACTTGACGTACTGCAGTGCCTTGAGCAGGACAGGAGCATGTTCAGCAGGTTTTCCTGCCTTAAATGCCTTGAAAACATCGTATGGTGTGTTGGTGTCCACGCCTAGGATCTGCTTGATTCCATACTGATATACTATCTCCTTTCCCTTACGTGTGGGGTCGCCACCGACCGCTTCCGCAGCTGCCACAAGGTCCTTCAAAACACAGTCTGGCAGACTACTCTTGTACTTTATAGCAACAGGGATGATGTTAGCCCAGACAGATGCCAAAGCACCCCTACCATACTTGGATGAGATGGGGACCTGGGTGCCATCTTCTGCCAAAAACAGGGAGTCAACCCCCGCAAACTGTGGATCATCAGGTACTAGGAAGCACTTGTTATTGTTAGGGAGAATGTTTTGAGATAGGTGTCCCTGTGCTGCGTTGGACATACCAATATATCCCACCAACATCTCACCAACATAGGTTCCTAGTTGTTTTTTCAGACCATCTACTACTGATCTAGACCATGTGAAATTGTAGTTGCCATCCAGATTACTCATGAAGTAATCCACAACTTGTTCGGTCACATAGTCAGGCACCGATGGTTCATTTTCC